TTAAAAGGAGTTCTTAAGTTAGGTACTGACCTGGTTACTATTATACTAAATTTAAGTACCCCTCAGAGGAGGGGTACTTAAATTTAGTATAAGACGTTATACACAACTAATTTGTTCCATAGAATGCCTTCATCAAGTGTTCAGGCACATAGTCACCACGTTTCTGTTCACTTAGCGGATTCAAGTAACAGATTTCCGCACATTGTTTCATACAACCATCCCTATCAGAAACAAACGCACAAGTAGCCGGACACTTCTTCTGGCACTTATCAGACAAACTTTCATAGTTAGATGATATTCTCAAGTTGCTATACACATACGCACTATAAGAAACAATTAATACTAGAAGCAAGCCGACTATAAATAAGCGCATCCCTACTCTTGTTGAGGTATTTTTCCGTCACTTCCATTAAACTCAATCACGTCACCTTCACTATTAAAAAGCGTAAAGGATGCAGTTGACCAAGGATAGAGAATGCGTGAATATATAGAAAACGCAGCCATTAGAACAGGAAGAGGCGGTGCCGTCAAGTTCCTATATTTTGTTGCACTGATAAAATCATCCATATTGACGGCAGCTTCACCAAGTTTCATCTCAAAACTCAAATAGGGTAGTTTTTTTGAAATAGTGCCAGGATTCCGGGTTAATACAGAACCATCATAGGACCAGCAATCAGATTCGTTATTCATAGTAGGAAATGTAGCAAAAACTCCGTTATCCATAATGTACCATTGTTGCTGCTCAGACTGTGTACATAGTTGATAGATAGCAGACCCTAAACGCAACGCCTTCTTGCTGGTTTCACTAACGTAGGTATAAACGTTAAATAAATAACCTAATAGGTATACGTAACTCATATACCTATTATATTTATTAATTGCTTTAGACTGCTTCCACTGCTTATTACTCATCGTCATCAGGACCAGCGTTGTATCTATCAACTATTTCATCTAGCATGGGATTTTCAACATAATCGTATTTTTCAGGAATGTTCAAGTTAGTCGCAGGGGGCAAACCAAACATCTGCCGTATATATTTATTTGTTATCACTTCGCGAATGCCGCTTTCAGAACCATTCCAGTAGCGCACATCTGTAGTAATCATTTGAGTTATTATTAAAAATGATAGTAGTGACACAAAAAAGAATGGAATTATGATGATAAGCATCCATGCGGCAAATTCAAAACCCAGGTGGCATAGTAAGTAGATAAGTAAACCGCCTATGATTGTAAAAAGACCATTTATTGTTGCAGACCTATATTCAGCCTGAGTCAGATTGTATGTTATATGAGCTGCCTCAAAAATCAAAAATAATAATAATGGTTTGCATATTGTATTTAGTGAGTCAACTAGACCCATGGTGCTCTACTTATGTAACCGGGATTAGTCAAATACAGGCTTGCCATCAACGTAGGTACCGACCTTATCACCGCACTCATCATCGGCTAGATACTGGTAGATGTCACCTGTAGGCTCATCCTTCCAGTAAGTCACCTTCTTGATACGAACGGGAACTAGTTCAAGCTCTTGCTCTTGCTCCTCCTCTTCAGCAGCAGCAGCCTCCTCCTCATCCCCCTCCTCTACCTCATAAGCAGCCTCATCCTCCTCTGCCTCATCTTCCTCTTGCTCCTCTTCCTCATCAGCAGCCTCCTCCTCCTCCTCTGCAACCACAGTAGAAGACGCAGGAACAGTCACAGTCGGCTTTGACTCCAGTTCCTGCGTCTCTGAAATAACTAGCTTTACAGTATCATCGTCACGCTGGCTCATCATTTTGTTAAGAGCCTCGTAAAGTCCTGAGGAGGGCGCCGCATTTAGGGGAATTAGCGGTGGCATATCACAGCAGCTAGCAGAAGAGCTAATCACTGAAATGTTATCATCGCAGCAGTTCGTGAATGGTTGCTGCTTCTGCTGCTGCTGTTGGTCCACAATCGTCGAATCAAGAATGTCAGAAAACGCCCGCACAGCGTCCTCATGTCGCCGCTCTGCTGTTGCCAGAGTCATGCGAAACATCTTAACAAGTAGGCTCTTCGTCTGTTGAATAGAATATGACATTTATACTTCTTTTTATAAAACCGAAGTACAAATTGCGCGTGTTCATTTTTTGTCATCAAACCGCGTTCTTTTGAATATTCATCACAAACTCAAGTGTGCTTTCCTTGCCCGCAATCGGCTTGGACCGGCGCAGGCGTAAGCCCTGGGCTCCAGGCGCATTTAGGCGCCGCGCCTCAGTGGGAACAAATACGTTGCGTAAAGACTGGTCATAGAAATCAATTGGCTTAGTGTCCATTGTCTGAATAATGGAAACCATAGGAGGCGTCAACACATCAATGCGCAGCTTCTTCTCATGAATAATAGCACGGAACTCACGAATATCCATAGAACCGCCGAAAATACGAAGCACCTCACGCTTGGGCGCGCTACGAATGCCTGTAGATGAACCGCCCTTGATTTCGCAATCATCAGAGTACATTGAGTTCAGCATTGCGTACCGCTCCCACTGAATGTTACTGTCCAGGCGCTCATAGAACAAGTATGCAACTGCGCACTCAGGGCTGCAAAAGTTGCCATAGACCTGATACACAGCCTCCTTGATATCAGAGGGAATTACACAGGGCACAGAATCAAAGGGGTGGCAGCACCAGAAGCAGTAGCAGTCTGTGCGGTCAGGCAGCTTCTGTGCCCGATTGGAATCCTGAAACTGTACCATCAGGCGCTCAGAGTAGTGCGCAGGAAGCGTGCACTTATAAGGCGCCTCAAAGTGTCGCACATCACTAACGCTGGTCGTTTCAGGAAGCACAGCGGCAGCCGATTCCCCGCGCTCCTCATTCAAAAATGACTGGTTATCCTTAATATCATAGGGCGCAGGGACAGTAGGGTCATACTTCGGTGCGTCACCCTTTTGCTCAGTATCATCAGAGACCTTGAAACAATTAATAGGAATATGTGCAATAAGTGGGCGCATCTCTGTAATTAATGAACCGATAATACCATCAGGTGTCACAGTCGCGACTACAGCAGGCTTCTTAGCTTTTCCTCTTGTCTTCTTTGCAGGTGGTGCAACAACAACCTCTTCAGCAGTCTCCTCCACAATCTGCTGTTGAATCTCCTCTTGAGCAGCGGCAGCAGCTAGTGCCTTCTTTGATACTCTGGTTTTTTTGGGGGCGGCTGAGCTCATGACTATTATAATATATGAATGAGCCTTTTTCTTTAGGTATATATACCTATTTATATACTTAAAGATTAAGTATACCATTATAGGGGGTTATGAGTTCATTTATAAAGTCAAAAGGGGCTTCAAAATCACAAACAAAAGAAAATGCTAAATATACCACAGATAAGATAAACAGGAAATTAAGAGTTTATTGTATATATTTTCCACAGTTTCACGCCTTTATAGAAAATGATTCTAATTTTTATCCCGGTTATACAGATATTACTAATTTAGACTTGCTAATAAAAGAAAAACCATCGCAACACTATTTAACCCCTTCTTTAAATGAATTAGGTCTAGAAAAAATTACAGACTATGACATTGTTAAGAATAAGTCGCTAATCCAAAGACAGCTACAAATTTTGGAAAAATATAACCTGGAGGGCTTCGCAATTTATTATTATTGGTTTTCAACAAACTCATTATCTAACACAAATATGCTGATGAAAGCAGCCATTGACATATTTTTTGATGATAATACTATTATGTATGGACGCAAGGTCTATTTTATCTGGGCAAATGAAAATTGGACATCTAATAAGTGGTTTGGCGCAACAAGTAATAAGATAGAAAATAACTATGATAATGAATCGCTTTTACCAAATATCTCAAATTTATTAGCTTATTTTAAGCACGCGAATTATTTGAAAATTAACAACAAGCCAGTAGTATTTATCCATCATCCATTTTGTTTTACGGATACTCAACTTAATAATTTTAGAACTATCATAGACAAAACATGTATAGATAATGGTTTTGCCGGTATAAATCTAGCTGTTGGAAATGCTGCCAGAAATTTTCCAGGCTATACAAATTATTCAACAACTGCAATCAAGAGCTTGCCATATAACAATGATTATGAAAAATACATCAAAACGATGGATTTCAACGGTGACCTACATATTATTAATTTCGACTTTGACAATGAAGCGCGCATGTACAAGCCATCAAGAGCATGTTTGCATCAGTACAGAAATGTTACGAAGAAGGCGCAAGAATTAATTCTTAAAAAGACTCTATATCATTACAACAAAAAAAAATCCCAATCTGATTTGGATGATATACTTGTTATTAATGCATGGAACGAATGGGGTGAGCGTATGGCAATAGAACCATCAGAACAGCAGGGGTATTACTTTCTGGATATGATAAAGAAATACGTAACGCCTTTCACTTAAGAAACCCGCTCACAGAATAATTTAGAATGTCATCCTGGTCCAGAAATCCAATAGTCAGCCCTAACCAACCAATGAAAAAGCCACGCAAGGAAAACACAATCGCAATTACAACCTGTGTTAATTTCTCAGATAAGTTGCGTCAAGCTCTAGAATTAAATTCGGTAATGCTGAAAAAAATCTACGTGGTGACCGACCCGCAAGATAAAGATACCGTGGACTTATGCGCAAACTATACAAACGTAGAAATAATAATTTGTCCAGACGCAAAGAAAAACGGAGCTAAATTCAACAAATCAGGGCTTTTGAAGCAGGCACAAGTCCTAATTACACCTAAACATCGCGAAGACTGGATTATCATCATAGATGCTGATACAATCTTACCGCCAGATTTCTGGACATGTTCTATACAAAAACACCAAATTTTTACTAAAGACGTAATTTATCTTATGAAGCGTAAAATTTACCAAACCAATGAGGATTTTGTAGCAGATAAGCCATCAAGTATTCAAAAAGGATGCGGTTTCTTTCAGCTTTACTATAACAAGAGCAAGATGTATGCCGATTTTTCTGAATCGGCAGCAGACTGCGATGAGCTATTTCAAAATCTTTTTGCAAAACAAACGGAACTAGAAGGTTACTGTATACATCTTGGACAAAACGGTCTTGACTGGAGTGGGCGCATCAGTGAAGAATGGTTAGTCTAGACTGCGCTGTTGGTGTTGATTTTGTAAAAACTGTTTCAAAACAGGTGAAGTCTCTATGTATGCTATTCCAGCGCTGTTTACAAACTTGACTATCGGATTGTCTGACTTTCGTATGACATCGATGTACAAAACAACGCGACGCTTATTAGATGGATTCTTTACATAATGGACATACATATCATCAAATAACACACCTTTTTTCATCGCCCAAATATATTTTTCATCGCCGCATACAATAAACGCTTTTTGGCTAGAATCTTCACTATCATTATTTGGTATTTCAACCCCTAAATGATAGCGTAAGTAGCCTTTGTAATAACCAACATGTGGAGGAATGTCAACTCCAGGGTCAAGAATGCTAAAAAACGCGTTGTGGATTTGCGCATCTTCCAATAGTTTCATTGTCTCAGGAAAATTACTAGCAACATCGCTTGAAAATATTCCTGCGCGCTTAATGTATATAGACCGCCAACAGCCAGCGCCGGTTCTAGTTTCTATTTTAAATCCTGGATTGCTTTTATTGACACAACCCGCATCATAGTGCTTAATAAAATAATTATATTCATCAATTATTTTATCAGCGCCAAATTCAACTGTTTTGGCAGCTGGAAATTCGTCGTAGTATTCTTTAATAAAAGGAGGATTCTTATAAAAGCAGCAAAGAAATAAAGTAACTAGATTCATTAGTGGAAATACTGGTAGATAAATAATTAGAAGACATAAAGTCACAATAGTCCCTTTTAGCAATAAACTTTTGATGCTTTTTGTATTAATAGTCAGAAAAATTAAATATAAAAATAAAACTACCATAGCAAAGAAACTGATGTACGTAATTCCAAATTGGTGATTTAATTCACTATGCGTTTTACCTATATCTGTACAGCCATAGCACAAACTTGGGAACGCAATTGTTGCAGCAGTAGGTAAAATTTCAATTAATGTGAGGAATGTGAGAATGCTAATTATTATTAGTTCTTTATTGAATTCTTTCATCTATTTTATTAAGACAAAATTGTATGAGTCAAACGGTCTAAACACAAAACCCCTAAATCAGGCAGGATGACTACACTCTGGTCAGAAAAGTACAGACCAATCCACATCAAGGATATTCACGGTCATGATAAGTTAAAAAATATATTGTATACCGCTTCTCAAAATAAGTGCAGAGGGCTTCCGCCGCTAATTCTTTACGGACCACCAGGTACAGGCAAAACTAGTATTGCTCATGCATTAGCCTTAGACAGCTATCCAGCTGTCTCACCAATCTTATCTTCACTTTACCTAAATGCCAGTGATGAGCGCTCAATTGAAGTTGTAAGGGAGCGCATTTTTGACTTTGTGCGCACGCGTTGGCCGGGCATTGAACGAAAGTTTGTTATTTTTGATGAAGTGGAGACAATGACGGACCAGGCGCAGCTTTCATTAAGAGCTCTTCTAGATGCTGACGAAGACGTTGTTCCAAAGCCCCTATATATTTTCTTATGTAACACGCTATGTCGCGTTCACCCTTCTATCAGAAGTCGCGCAGTCGCCTTTTTCTGCGGTCACCTACCATCAGATATTATTCGTAAATCAGTTGAGAACATTCTTAAGAAGGAGACACGCAAGCAGACCAATCAAAATGTACCATCGGACTTGTCCCTGCAAATCATGCGCGGCGACCTGCGACAAATTTATTGTAAAATTCAAACCGGCGACAACATCAATGAAGTAGAAGACTGGATAAAGCGACTCAAGAAGCGCAAGGCGCAGGGTTCCATTATGATTTGGCAGGACGGTACATGCAAATTTCCTGTTGCTGTTCTGTGTCGCAATGTTTTGCTGTGGCTAGAAACAAACAACTACTTCACGACATGTAAAGAGCTGAAAACCTTTATTGATGCCGTATTCAAGGTGCGGGACATTGCGCCAGAACAAGCAGCAAACATCCTAGCAACTGCTTGGGACGCTTCTGTTGCAAAATTCATAAAAGATTGACAGCGCGCAAAAACGCTTAAGGAAGTTCAAAAAATGGCAGAGAGTTTGGTAATTACACCGCTTCGTATCAGCACAATGACAACAACCTGTCAGATGGGTACGAAAATCATCATCGACAACCTGTATAAGGATGTTAAGCCCATTCCGTACTGGTTTCTGGGTGAGGGCATTCTTAAGATGGAGTACAAGGGAGAGACAAAGGGAGTCTGTAAGAATGATATTATGCTAAAGCGTAAGCGCGTCAAGAAGACATTCTTCAACCAGTCGTCGCTAGTTGTGCGCCTCAGCATTGGTACAAACACATGGAAGGAGGTCAACATTAAGCTATTTAGCAATGGTGGTGTGCAGATGACGGGCGTTCCTGATGACCGTACAGGTCGTGCTGCGATTGAGTGGCTGGCGACTGAAATCGAAACAAAGTACCCTACGACGTTTCCTACAAAGCGTAACATCCATCGCTATGAAACACAGCTTGTCAATAGCGACTACAGCATCGGTGTTCCTATCAGGCGTGAGAAGCTCCACAAGCTTCTTGTGGAGACCTATGGTCTATTCAGCACCTTTGAGTCCACAATCTATCAGGGCGTGAACACAAAGTTCTATTTCAACAAGGCACGTACCACAGGACCGCCTGGTATCTGTCTATGCCCGCAGCCATGTGAGGGAACAGGCTCCGGTGAAGCCATTGGCGACTGTAAGCGCATTAC